TTTAGCTTTGTTGACTTTTTTAGGGATATTGGACAAGCTATAATCAACTGGATGTTGATGCCTTTGAAAACGGTTTTAAAATTAGTTTCTTTAATTCCAGGTTCGATTGGCGAAGCTGCTAAAAGTGGACTTGATAAATTAAACGAGTTTACTGATTTGAGTAATGTTATTGGAAGCAAAAAAGAGGTTTTACAATCACCTCAAGAAGTACAAGCGCAAAATCAACAATCGGAAGCGGGTAAATTTAAAGGTCGTTTAGATATTAATGTTAATGATCCTAAAAAGCAAGTTACAACCGAAAGCAATTTTAGTGGAATGCCAGTCAATTTAAGTTCAACTTTAGGATTTTAGATTATGATAACAAAAGATGTTTTAATATTTGAAAGTGGCGACGGTGGGGAGTTGGCTATTGAAAACCAAGATTTGGTATTTGTAGAAAGTCTTTATCAACAAATTTATTTAGCTTTATTTGGTGGTAACGTGGAGCAAGTTACAAAGACGAATTATTTATTTAATGAACAACGATTTGATTATTGGGGGAATAGTTTGTTTTTTGCTGATGCTCCGAGTTTGCAGTTTAATTCAAATACTGAAAAAACGCTACAAAATATAGCTTTGAATAGTTCGGGACGTTTAGAATTAATTAGAGCCGTAGAAAGCGATTTGCAGTACCTAAATGAGTTGTTGAATTATACTGTTGATGTTTTATTTTTTGAAGTAAATAAAATCAAAATAATAGTTAATTTTGCTTCAAAGGACAATCAAGAAAATAAGGTATTACAATTGATTTATGATAATGCCAAAAATGAATTAATAATCGAAAAAACGATATGAGACCAATACCAACTATACAAGAGTTACGGGAAACATTAGCGAACGACTTTAAAAGTAAATTGAATTTATTAAGCAATAATCTTAAAAAGTTTTTAGATGCTTTTTCAATTGTTGAAAGTGCTAAATTCAAATTACTTTATTTGTATTTACAAGACTTGCAAAACAATATTTTTCCCGATACTGCAGATTTAGAAGCTAATGGCGGTACACTTGAAAGACAAGGGCGTATTTATCTAAATCGAAATCCAAGACCTGCAACGGTGGGAACTTTTGAGCTAAGTGTTACTGGCGAAAGTGGTTCTGTTTTACGTTCGGGATTAACTTTTAAATCAAACGAAAATTCATTAAGTCCTGGTCAATTATATGTTTTGGATTTAGAATATACTATGACGGGTACAGATGACGTTATCGAAGTTCGTTCTTTGGGTGCGGGAAGTGAATTTGATTTGAATATTGATGACGAGTTAACCATTACCGAGCCAGTCATAGGCGTAAATCAATTAGTAACGGTAAGCGATGTAATTTCACAACCTAAAAATGGAGAAGATATAGAAGCGTATCGACAAGCTATTTTAGATGCTATACAATTAGAACCACAAGGCGGAAGTAAAACGGATTATCGTTTGTGGTCAAGCGATGCGCAAGGAGTTAAAAAGGTTTATCCGTATGTTAAAAATGGTGATGCGGGTACGGTTCAGATTTATGTTGAAGCTACTGACGGGGATGGCGTTCCGTCAAGTGGTTTGATTTCCGAAGTTGAAGATGTTATTGAGTTTGATCCAGATGAAAGCAAACCATTAAACGAAAGAGGGAGACGACCTATCCAAGCTACTGTGGAAGTTTTGCCAGTTGTTTTAATTCCAGTTACTGTTACGATAACAGGATTAAGTCAAGATACACCATCAATAAGAAGTGCAATTCAGAATAATATTGAATTATATTTGTCGAGTGTACGTCCTTATATTTCTGGAGCGGATTTAGCACGAAATCGAAATGATATTTTATATGAAGCGAGATTGCAAAGTGTAGCAACTGACGTACTAGAAAATAGTAATTTTTTCACTGGATTTGCAATTACAGTAAATGGAAATTCAGTAAGTAGTTATCAATTTGATTTAGGAAATATTCCAAATTTAGTAACGCCAATAACTTATAATTAGTAGTTATGTATCAAGTAAATGAAAAAAGTACAGTTCACGGTTTAGGCACTCCACACGGTCAAAATACGCCACACAGAATGCCGTCAAAATACGGATTGAACTATACAGAAATATTTTCAAATTTAACTCGCCAGTTGTATCCAACGGGGCGAGTTTGGTGGTTAAAAAAGAACTCTATTTTTGATAGGTTGCACCAAGCTATTAATCGAAGTTTTATTCGAGTTATTCGTGATGCTAAATTAACAGTTGATAGTACATTTCCAGATAATGATAATTTTAGTATTCAAGATTGCGAGCTGTGGGAGTATCGATTAGGATTGATTTCAAATAGTAGTTTGAGTGTTGAAGTAAGACGTCAAGCGATATTGCGAAAAATAGCTTATCCATTAGGAGTAAAAGCACGTCAACATCCTTTGTTTATTGAAAATCAATTGCGATTAGCGGGTTTTGATGTTTACGTTCACGAAAATACAAAGCCTTATAAAACTCCAGCTGATGTTATTGCTTTGAGTATTGGAAATACGCAACACGGTGGCGTTACACAACACGGATTAGGTACGGTTCACGGTTCATTAGGATTTGAGGTTATTGCTAATTTAGACACGCCAAACGAAAGCTTTTCAGTTGGTTCAAATATTTGGGCAACTTTTTTTATTGGTGGCGAAAATTTGGGAGATGTTGCAACCGTTCCGTTTTCCAGATTGCAAGAATTTAAAGAATTGGTTTTGAAATTGAAACCAGCACACTTAGTGGTTTACACGTTTATTAATTACAGTTAAAAATATAAAGAAATGAGAATATTAAGTTCAAATCCAAACGTAGATAATTCCGATATTGCAAATTATCCAGATGGGCGTATTAAAGACAATACGGGAAGTGGCGACGGTACAGGAGTAAATGAGCGAGTTTATGGCGACTTGCATAGTAATATTAGTAAATTGCTTAGATTGTACGGAATAACGCCAAATAATAGCCCAGATAATGAAACTAATGGCTACCAAATTATTGACGGTTTACGGGCGTTATCTACAAAAAACACCATCGTTCAAAATTTAAGTTCCGAAGGTGGAAAATTAAAAGTACCGTTCAAAATTAGCTTTTTACTTGAGGGCGAAACTATGCTTTGTAAAGCATCGGTTAACTTTACAACTGAAACCGAAATAAAAGGCGCAGATGTTACTGTTTATGGTTTAACGGTTGTCTCTACTTTCAATAGTGGCGACTATGTCCAATTTATTAAAACAGCTTCGGGAGTTGAATTGCGTAGAGTTGCTGATCAATCTAATTTAGATGCTATTGTAGGTGCTTTGAATTATTTAAAAGCAGCAACGCAAAGTCAAGAAAATTCAGGAACGGCAAATAACGTAGCCACCACACCATTAACCAATTTAACGGCTTTTATTCGTAGGGTAAATGGTGCGGATAGTGGTAGTTATTTGGCTACTGCTTTACAAAATGGACTTTACCCAAAAGAACATTTTGCAATTGTAGCAGCATTGGGAGCAAATCCAGTTCGTAACGTTGGTAGGTTTAGTGGAATTGATATTAATAACGGTGCTATTGGAGCTACATTTGCCGTTGCAGGTGATTTAGTGAGTGCAACATTGACAGAGAAGCCGTCGAGTAGCTCAGTAGTTAGAGTTGTTTTAGCAAATACAATGACAAATACTAATTATTACGTTAGAGCTTTTTTACAAAGTAATTCGACTAATTTTTCAAATGATAACGGAGCATTATCATATACTTTTAAACCGATAAATGCAACGACTTTTGATTTTTGCATTCGGGAGATTGGTTCGCAAAATCAAAATTTGACAGTACACATTGAAGTAGTAAAATATTAAGTTATGAAAGTAATAGAACAATTATCAGTACCAAAAGAGGTAAATAGCGATTTTCCATTTGGAGCAATTATAAATGAAACGGATACCGAAGATGGAACTCCAGTTGTAAGAGAAATTTATAATGATTTATTAGTAAATTGTTATAAAATTTTGGCTTTAGCTGGAATAACTCCTAACGGTGGCGAAGATAACGAAACAAGCGGTTATCAATTAGTAGAAGCCATTAGAAATCTACCAAATCTATTAAATGATGTTGAGCAAAGTTTAAGTTTATCGGCAACGGTTTGGAGTGTAAATTTGAAGTTTTCACTATTGCCAAATAAATATGTTTTCTTTGCCAAAGCATCGGAAAATTATAACGATACTTTGACGTACACAATCAAAGGAAGCGAAGCAAATCCAATTTATAATTTTACAAGTCCAACGGGATTTAATGCTAATGATGAATTAGTTTTAGTTTTAGACACTACGGAAGTAAAAGCGTATTCTCTAAATTCTTTGACGGCTAATCCTACGGAAATAAAAACGCCTTTAGGTACACCAATAGCATACAATAA